TCCATATTACCAATAATAGTAGTAGACAACTGATAAATATAGTTGTATATTATGTACTATATGTCTAATATACACTTAGGCAAACTAAAACAAACATAGGCACAATAAAGGAGGCTTACATTATGGCTACATTGGCTGAAATAAGAGCGAAACTCAAATCTCAAGAACCTAATCGCTCAGGTTCATCAACAGGCGGAGACAACGCCATTTATCCACACTGGAATATAAAGGAAGGCGACGAAGTAGTTGTTAGATTCCTACCCGATAAGGATACAAACAATACATTTTTCTGGACCGAAAGAAACATGATCAAATTACCTTTTGCAGGTATAAAAGGTCAGACCGATTCAAGACCGGTTACTGTGCAAGTACCATGCATGGAGATGTACGGCAAGACTTGTCCGATACTTACAGAAGTAAGACCGTGGTTCAAAGACAAGAGTATGGAAGACATGGGTAGAAAATATTGGAAAAAGAAAAGTTATATTTTCCAAGGTTTTGTAACTACAAATCCATTGGCAGAGGATACAACACCTGAGAATCCAATCAGAAGATTCATCATTGGACCTCAAATATTCAACATAATCAGAGCGGCATTGTTAGATCCAGAAATGGAAGAACTGCCAACTGACAGTGTAAAGGGTGTTGATTTCAGAATCACAAAAACCACAAAAGGCGGATATGCTGATTACTCAACTTCAAAATGGTCAAGGAGAGAAAGAGCACTAGACGAAGCAGAGCGAAGTGCGATCGACAAGTTTGGCTTACACAACCTGTCAGACTTTAGACCAAAAGAACCAACCGAAGCAGAAGTAAAAATAATCAAAGAATTATTTGAAAAATCTGTAGACGGCGAAGCATATGATCTAGACAAGTATGGACAATACTTTAGACCGGCGGGCGTGGCTTACCAAGGTAACCCACAGGTAGCAGTACCAACAGCATCGGCTCCTGCGGCAACACCACAACCTGAGGCGGCTCCAATAGCGGCACCTGTAACTGAAAGTGCACCAGCACCACAACCTGAGGCAGCTCCGGCAACGGCGGCTCCGGCGGGTGACAGTGCCAAGAGAGCAGAAGACATCTTGAAGTTAATTAGATCAAGACAAGCAAAATAATCTGACATTTTACCAAGGCCCTAATATTGACGTTAGGGCCTAGGTATGCTAAAATAGATGACACAAAGGACAAAATTATGACAAAAGTATTTGACGCAACAAAATTTAGAAAAAGCATCACAAAGTCCATACAAGGACTTGGCATAGGATTCAGCGATCCCACAGATTGGATATCAACAGGAAATTATGCATTAAACTATTTGATGACCAGTGATTTCAACAAAGGTATTCCACTAGGAAAAGTGACAGTACTTGCAGGAGAATCAGGAGCAGGTAAAAGTTACATAGCATCAGGAAACATAATAAAAAATGCACAAGAGCAAGGCATCTTCGTTATACTGATTGACACAGAGAATGCACTAGACGAACAGTGGCTACAGGCATTGAATGTGGACACATCAGAAGACAAACTTTTAAAATTAAGCATGTCAATGGTAGACGATGTAGCAAAGACCATATCGGAATTCATGAAAGGTTACAGAGAGCAACACGCAGACAACAAAGAGGGTGCACCAAAAGTACTATTTGTTATAGACAGTTTAGGTATGATGCTTACACCAACAGATGTTAACCAGTTTGAAGCAGGTGACATGAAAGGTGACCTAGGTAGAAAACCCAAGGCGTTGACTGCTCTTGTACGGAACTGTGTTAATATGTTTGGTAGTTGGAACGTGGGACTCATAGCAACCAATCATACATACGCATCACAGGATATGTTTGATCCAGATGACAAGATATCAGGTGGACAAGGATTTATCTATGCGAGTTCTATTGTAATTGCAATGAAAAAACTAAAATTGAAAGAAGACGAGAAAGGCAACAAGATATCAGAAGTAAGAGGTATCAGAGCCGCTTGTAAGGTAATGAAGACTAGATATGCTAAACCTTTTGAAGGTGTACAAGTAAAAATTCCTTATGACACAGGCATGGATCCATACAGTGGACTTGTGGACCTGTTCGAGAAAAAAGGTCTTTTAGTTCAAACAGGAAACAGGCTGAAATACATTGATAAGGCAGGTAAAGAACACATAGATTTCAGAAAAGCGTGGACTGGTGATAAATTAGATATGATAATGGCAGAGTTCAAAGAGGAAGCACCCAAAGAAGTGGAAGACACCGATGCCCCTATCGAGGTAGAAACAGAAACAAAACCAAAAGCAAAGAGTAAAAAAGAAGAGTAATGATAGACTTTACACACGAGGACATCGAAAGGTTATGGAACTCCATAACACACTACGTTCCAGAGAGACAGAAACTGGACTGTGCCATAGACTTTATTAAGAGCCTAGAGGACATAGGAGTGGAGCAAGACGAGATCAAGGCGTCTGCCGAATACGATCCCAAGTTAGAAGAAGCGATCAACACTGTGTTCGAGGAAGACGAAGAGTCATACGGATACGGCGAAGATGATTAATTGGTACAACGAAGTCAGCAGAAACCTAGACAAGATACCAGACTGTGTGGCATACTTCGACAAGGAGTTGATCGAAGCCAAGAAGCAGTGTAAAATATACGGTAACCTGGAAAGGGCCAGTGCGTCACTGCCAGGCATAGTGGAAGAAAGATTCAGTCAACTGCAACAGTTAGAAGCGATATTGGAATACCTAAACATAGAATTACGTAGATTAAGATCAAAGACTTTCAGGAAATACTTGGAAAATTACAACAGAGCACTATCAAGCAGAGATGCAGAGAAGTACGTGGACGGCGAGGATGATGTTGTAGACATGGACAAAATAATAAATGACTTCGCATTAATCAGAAATCAATGGCTGGGCATAACCAAAGGACTGGATCAGAAACAATGGCAGATAACAAACATCGTGAAACTGAGAGTAGCAGGGATGGAAGATGCCGATATCAAATAATAGAATAATACTCACAGACGTAGACGGTGTACTGTTGGAATGGGAACACCATTTCACAAAATGGATGTTACAAAAGACACTGTTTGATGAGAGAGGTGCTAGATATCATCCTCACAGATTACTACCAGACAAACAGAACACATACGAGATGGCAGAACGTTTTGGTGTGACAAAAGACGAGATCAGAAAACACATAAGAGAGTTCAACAGGAGTGCTTGGATGGGCACACAGAGACCTATGCCGGAGTCACAGACGTGGGTCAAACTGTTGGCGGCCGAGGGTTGGACCTTCATACCTATCACATCTCAGACATCAGATATACCAGCACAACAGTTACGTAAGAGAAGATTGGGTGAACTGTTTGGCGAGCATGTGTTCACAAATTACCACATACTTGGCACGGGTGCCGACAAAGACAGTGCATTAGCGGAGTTTCACGACACCGGACTGTATTGGGTCGAGGACAAGCCAAACAACGCTGTAGCCGGGCTCAAATACGGTTTAAAGCCTATATTAATAGACCACCCATACAATCAAGACCTACAACATCCTGATATTATACGTGTAAGTAATTGGCAAGACATACACCAAATAGTCTCAGGAAGAAAATGAAAATTTACGTAGGGCACGACAGCAGAGAAGACATAGCATATCAAGTTTGCGAGCACTCAATCAAGCGTAGAGATCCATCTGCTGAAGTTATACCCCTCAAACAAAAACAGATGCGGGACCAAGGACTGTACACCAGGCCTGTGGACAAGTTGGCGTCAACGGAGTTCACGTTCACTAGGTTCTTCGTGCCATACATGAATGACTTCAAAGGCTGGGCGGTGTTCTGCGACTGTGATTTCCTTTGGAAGATACCAAGCCACGAACTTGTGAAATACTGTGACGACTCGAAAGCAGTTGTCGTGGTGCAACACGACTACACTCCCAAAGAAACAACAAAAATGGACGGACAGGTTCAGACATCATATCCCAGGAAGAACTGGTCAAGCATGGTATTGTGGAACTGTGAACATCCAAAAAACAAAATACTCACACCAGAACTATTGAACGAAGAATCGCCAAAGTTCCTACACAGGTTCAGTTGGTTGGAAGACAATGAGATAGGATCATTACCCTTAGAATACAATTGGCTAGTAGGTTGGTACAAAGAACCAAGGGACGGCACACCAAAAGTATTACACTACACGGAAGGTGGTCCGTGGTTCGATGGTTACCGAGATTGCGAATACGCCGATGACTGGAAGAAGGAATTGATCAATCTTTTCAGTGCATGATGCCCAACGATTCAGAATATTGGAAATTATTCTATTCCAAAAACAGCAATGACAAACGTTTACTCGAACCATCTTTGTTCTGCAAATTCATTTTAGATCATTTCAAAAATTCTAAAAATTTGAACATATTAGATGCAGGATGTGGCACTGGAAGAGATGCCATGGAACTTGCTAAGACACACAACGTTGTAGGAGTGGATTTGATACAACACACAGATAACCAAAATTTTACTTTTGAAAAGGCAGATTTTTGTACATTCAATAAAGAAAATTTTGATGTGATATATTCACGATTCACATATCATACTATAAGCAACGTTCAACAAGATATTTTTTTAGATAGTATAAAACATAAAACAATAATGTGTATGGAATTTAGAAGTGATAAAAGCCAGGATATTTCCTTACATTTTGGTAAAACACATTTCAGAAACTTTATAAATCTAGAACAGTTTAAAAACAAAATCAACAACAGATTCGAAATAATCTATTTGAAAGAAGATAAGGGGTTTGCACCGTTTGGTGAAGAAGATCCTATTTGTATAAGAACTATTTTAAGAAAGAAATGACAGGAACACCAAAAACAAAAAAACAACTTAACAGTAACCTGCGATTAATTTGTACGAAATTAAATGAATACAAGATAAACAATTGGTTTATTGCTTACGGCACTTTACTAGGTATAGTCAGGGACGGTTCGTGTATAGACGGTGACGACGACATAGATATTGTGATTGATGTCGCAGAAATACCAAAGGTAAAAGAATGTGTAAAATATATGATAGATAAAGAAGCATACGAAATGACAATAGATAAGAAGGGTAAATTCATGCAAATTAGCAAAGAAGATTGCCAGTTAGATTTTTACTTTGCAGAAAATAATGGTACCAATTTTTTTGATCTGCATGAGAAAGTTACGTGGAGTGAATGTATAGATCCGGAGACAAATAAGATTCCGTTAATGGAGTGGAATGGCATCAAAATTAATGTCCCACACGAAAGAATTTTAAAATTACAAAGACGGTATGGTCCGGAATGGCAAAAAAGAATCAAGAAAAACGAACCTGGCGGGGAAGGATATAGAACCGTGCTTGTGTTATAGGAAAATACAAAGTAATTATTGAAAGAATAAAATAATGGAAGGAAAAAAATTTATTGATAAGTGTTTGAACTCTCCAGTATTGTTATCCCCATGGCCGCACCAAATACTTGAGGATACTATAAGTCCTGAGATCTTTGCAAAACTAAAATTGCAGTGTGAAAAAAACTTGAATTTTAAAACAACAGAACTGATACACATACATCCAGACAAGTTCAAAGATCACGGAATAGAGTTCTATGATGAAACATTCGATATCTGTAAACAACTCTTAGCCAGGATCAAAGACGTCCAAAACATCTATCCCTCATACAGGGAATACAAAACACTAGGCATCAATGCACACATCAGCATTACACCTCCGTTGCCTTACAAGTTCTATGTGCACCAAGAAGGATTAGAAAAAACATGGAGTTCAGTGACCTACATCACGCCGGATGAGAACATAGGGACCAAGATGTATAAGAAACAATCAGATACTTCGTGCGTCAAAGAGGCCAAATGGAAACCTAACAGCACCTTTATATTTTGTGGTCAGCAAGGTAAGACATGGCACAGTTATGAAAGCAATCAACAATCCAACCGGATTACATTAAACCTTTTTGTGATGAAGTATCGTGAGAAAAAATGTTTTTATAGTGAATGATCAAAAATCTCTTTTGCTATTCGTAACATGTCGTAATTAGATTTAAACTTTTGTTGTCCACTAGCATGTCCAAAATAACATTCTGTGCCATTTTTCTTGTTATATCTCCAATCCATTTGATCAACATCAACATTTGATTCAAGCATTGCGTATATTAATTGTTCGTTGTCATCACCATTTAAATTCTTGTAATCTAAAAACTTTTTCATTATCCCTACACAAGTTTTATTCAACATAAACACACCAGCATTAAATCTTTTCTTCTGCAGGATCGATGGTTCAAATTTTCCTAGGCAGGTATCCTTTGCTCTTTGCTTGTGATACGACAACGAATTCTTCCTCGCTATCCTGTCATACACAGGTTTGAAAGACACAGTTGAGGGATACTCTTTGAACACATCCGGTGCACCGGGCCACACAATGACGTCTGTGTCCAGATACAATATGTTGTCGTACTGTTGCCACCATGTGTCATTGAAGAAGAGATCAAAACGTTCGAATGTTGGATGTATCCAATTGATCACAGGCTCGGTCATCAACTTGTAATCAGCACCTATACGTTTGGCATACTGTTCAACTGATGTGGTACTGTACCTGTAGAGTTCTTCATTGACTCCTATCTGATTGTAGGTAGGATCTGAATATTTGTCTACCGATACAAAAAACTGCACTACTAAATTCCTATTCATTTGTGAAAATATAATTGAACTCTTCTTCGTTACGTTTGTGTTGTGATTGTAATTTCAATCCAAGATCCTTTAATTTTTGCACCATGTCAACATGCCTGTTATCTATCTCAACGAGCACACTTTTGCATTTCTGTATTGTGGCGAAAGCACCCTTCAGCACCCTGTCTTCGAATCCGTCTACGTCAATTTTTAGGTAGTCCGGTTGAGGCAATATACTTTTACCAACTAGAAAGTCCATGTGCATTTCCGTGCATCCATGATAGTAATCTCCGCGTTGACCGACTTTGTTGTCAGCAACCCCTTCGTGCATGTTCTTGACATTCATAGTGCTAAGGGAAATTTGATTGCTCAACGCCACGCAGTAGGCCTGACATTTTTCAAGTTTGTTCAAATTGATGCTGTCCAATAAATTTTTATAACTTGCAGAGTGTGGCTCAAAAGCAAACACCGTGTTCTGCTTCATGACGGCACTGTACAATGTGTATATGCCAATGTTGGCACCAACATCAAAGAACACACTGTCTTGTCCAAATTGATTGATCCATTTAATTGTTTCAGGCTCTTTTGTCAACAGTCTGTCCATTCTATTTTTAATATAGGTCTTGTGGCCTTTGACGTTTGCGAATTTTATTGTTTTATCTTTGATAGGGAAACTGAAACTGTCCGCGTCATAACTTTTCAATTTTGGCATTACAATATTCCTTTGTCCATTAATGTTTCTACCGCTGTGCCGTTCTCGAACTCCTCTGGTGTGAACTGTTGGTATGCCAGACTGTACAGCCATGGTTCAGGCCCTCCATAATACGGATTCTCAATGTCAGATAATTCAACATTGCCAACATCAACAGCAAAACTCATATTATCACAGAACACAGGTATGCCCTCACATATGGCCTCCACGGCCGCGATGCTACAACTTGTCACAACACACCACGCTTCCTTGAGGTCCTCGGATAGGGGTACCTTTGCCTCACTTGGTCCTGATGTACCCCTGCCCCTAGGCTTGTGTCGAAGTTTGATAGGTCTGTCCGTGTATCTCTTAATCTGTTCTATTGTCTCGTTAGTCCAATTGGGTCTGTTCATGTATTGGTGTATGCCTGTGGAACTGGGACAAACCAAAACATGCTTACCGGCAAAGTTTGGTGCCTTTATCTTCATACCAAACTTTTCAAATCTGTCTGCCTTGCAGTCCTTCAAGTAAGGAGCGTGTATCCTGTTTTTACATATGCGCCAATAGTGATTGTCTGGCTTTAGATTACTGTTGTCAAATCTACCAAAGTAGGGTGTGTCCGTGAACCAGTAGTTGTGATTACGGGCATCTAACTTCTGCACCATCTCTCTGTTGTTGCCTACGAATCCCCAGAACATACTATTGCTGACTGGATCCTTTTCTACTGCGTTGTCTAGTTTGGTTATTTGATCGGGCCACGACTTTTCAACACCGTTGAACACTTCCCAGGCCTTGCTGTTCTTGTTATTAAATGGTGCGTAGATTGTTAGCATCTATAAATTCTTTCAGTTGATTTGCCCACTCTGTGTGCCCGTCTGTGGACGGATGGGGATCGTTTGGACTGACTATCAAGTTTTTCTCAGTGATGTATTCCAAATGGCTGACCTCGGGATTGAAAAATCTTTTCATATCTATCGCTTTCTTGATAGTATCAAAGTCCTGAGAATTCCCATCAAATGAGTTTGGGAGTGCGTTGTACATCACATAAGGAATTCTTTTTCTTTCGAAGTAATTTTGTAGATCAAAGACATTGTCCAGGAACGTCATTATGGCATGATTTTCTATATCCCATCCTATGTTGCTTTTAATAAAACTGACATTGTCTAGCGTTTTCCATGTTCTCCAAGTGAGATCAGTACCAGGCATTCTGCCTTTTTTCCAACCGTCGTTAGTGATATAGTCGTTACGATACGCACTAGACCAACCTATTACCGCAAAGGTATCTTGTGTACCAAACTTTTCAAAATAAGTCTTGGTGGAGAAACTGATCCTTGTATTTCCTCTACCACCCATGGCAAGATTTTCAAGTTCCAAGCCATATAGATCTGCCAGGTGTTTGGTTACAAACGTGTTTACACCATCCTTTGGTCTAGGAGTAAGGAAACTACAACCGTTTGAAAATATTTTTGACATACAGTAATATACTACAGTATAATTATTGTAAATGCAAACAGTTCAAAACATTAATGACATCAAGTACTTCACAGAGCAATTTGAAGTAATTGACCAAAGTTATCAATTCACCATTGACTGGAATTTGTATAATATCAAATATACCTACTCAAGTTTACCAACTTTTGTAGGCGATTTCTCTAACTGTAGCGTAAACTCTTTGCCTGTCCTAATCACAGAAGACAGAAAGATTATCACAAATCACGTATGGTCATTAATATCAAAATACAGAGATAAACCACACAAGGTACATGACATATTCACGGAATGGGGAGACAAAGTGGACATCGACATGCCACCGATCAAGCAACAATTTAATGGCACATGGAAATACGTATGGTTACCCATTGACCAATACAGTGCTGAAAATCCATGGCACATCTGGATAGATATCGTGTCAAAGTTTAGACTGATCGAAAAACGTTGGAGCACAAATTTTGAGAAATATGTTTTTGTTTTATCAAACCCAAGCAAATATTTTGAGAAGGTATGTAAGGAATTTTTTCCTGACTTGAATTATGTTGTGATGCCAAAAGACGAAACTTGGAGGTTCAGCCACTTGATCGTACCCTCACTTAGCAATCATAAAGACGGTATATTAACTCCTCACATGCCCCCATGGATAAGGCATCTTGGAAATCTTGTCAAAGACAAGGGTACTAAAGCACACAGGAAAATAGTAGTCACAAGGGAAAACGCACAGAACAGGAACATTCAAAACAAGGAACAAATGCTGATGGCACTCAAAGGTTGGGAAACTGTGGACCTAGATACCATGTCAATAAAAGAACAGGTACAAACTTTTGCCGAAGCCACACACATAGTATCACCACACGGTGCTGGACTTACAAATGTACTATGGTGTGAAGAGGGCACAAAGATCTATGAACTGACACACGAAGCCTTTTTCGGCAAGAAAGTTTATCCGGTATTATCAAAGCACTTGGGATTGAAGCACACAGTATTACTATGTGATACAGTTCCACTCAAAGGACCAAAACCAAAAAATAAAAAATCAAAAGATATGGTAGATCTAAAAATAGATGTGCCAAAACTTATCGAGTTACTCGATTAGTCCTGACAGGTCAGGTTTGACTTCGGGATACATTTTTTTCAACTTGCCCCAAATCTTTACTTGCCTTTTGTGTTTCTTTCCGCCTGCACAATGTAGGAAGTACACGTTGTCGTAGTCATAACGTTCACCATTGTTTTTGTGATTGAATTTTTTATCCATGTCTAAGAGTGGCACATCGCTGTCGACTATACAGGAATTTAGGAACATACCATCATCGATCCTATCATCTTTGATGTCTTTATACTTCTCTACCCAAGGCAACATAAATTCAGTATTGACCTTGTTCAATATCATCACGCCAGGCTGTACAAACCTTTTTGCTATCTGTTCGCCTGTGTAGTTGTCAGCCAAAGGATTTACACGTTGGTTGTGCTTGGCCCCTTCTGGTCCTGCGTTCCTAAACTTTGGATAATATGCTGTCTTTAATTTGTTGTCCTCATCAGGATACTTCTCAAATATATTTGGTGCGTGTGGTAATGCTATGACATCGCTGTCAACGTACATGATCTGATCATAGTCATCCCACCAACTCCTATCCGTCCACAGGTCAAATCTCTCCCAAGTAGGATGTTTGAACCCTAACTTTGGTTCGGTGATCCTGAGGTAATCCAAATTAAATTTTTCGCAGTACAGTTTGAAACTGTGCCTGCTGTACTCCTCCATGGGACTGGGTTTGAGATTGTTAAACTCAGGTTGCGAATATTTTTGTATGTCTATATAATATTGAATAACCAAGTTTCTCATCGATAACTATTTACGATTATGTTTTATTGTGTACGAACAGAAAGAGCCAACACCGAAAAATACATTGAATCAATAGCAAGAGGCGTATCAGGCAAAATTGTCAATTACCAAGACGCAATGAACACTGACTGTACAAAAGTCGCCTTCATGGGAGTTCTCAGAGGCACAAACATTGTGTACAACTGGGCCAAAGAAAACAAAAAAGATTTCTACTACATAGATAGACCTTACTGGGGCGAGAGCAGGGGGACACCATATTGGATGAGATGTGTGAAAAACGAACACGTAAAGACATCACACGAGACAAGACCCGATGATCGATACAAGAAATATTACAAAGGTGATCCTATACATCCTTACCACAAAAACGGAAAATATGTTTTAGTTGTGCCGCCAAGTCATAGCATGGCGTTACACTTCAATGCTCCAAACTGGTTAGAGCAAACCATGGCAACACTGAAAGCAAACACAGACAGAGAAATTATAGTAAGAGAGAAACCTTACAATCCAAAAAGTTATCTAGACGAGCAAGGAAGGATGTTGCCGGGACCTAGTGAAAACAAACAACCCGAGAAACCTTTTGAATGGGATCAGGTACACGCTGTGGTTACTTTCAACAGTTCGATAACAATAAAAGCACTGCACAACGGTGTGCCTTGCTTCAGCAATTTTGAAAACCCGTGCGGGCAGATATGTGAATCAGATTTCAGTAAAATAGAAACTCCAATTTATGCTGACAGAGAGCCTGTGTTCTACAGCCTCGCTTATGGTCAGTTCACTCAGGAAGAGTTTCGTAACGGTTGGGCATTAAGTATACTAGATGGACGTTGAGATATTCAGAAGAACAGTAAAAGACCGTAGACGTGGTGCGAGTTATGAACTACTGCAACACATGGCCGAAGGAATAAGGGCATGTGGTGATAATCCTATAATGGTAAACGAACACAAGACAGGAGAGTGGACGGACAACGAAATGGAGCCAACAGCAAAAATAGGTTGTATGTTTGGGTACGGTGGATCAAATCAGATGCACCACACAAAAGGTCGTAGAAGAGACCTTGTAGAGCGTGCCAAGAAAAAAGGCATTCATATTATCACATTTGACGGTGGAATACTTTCAAGTTTTGGAAATACAATAACACATCCTAAACATCACTGGCGTGTGAGTTTGTATTCGCCAATGAACAACGGCAACTTCCTAAGTGACAACTCACCACCTGATAGATGGGAGATGATGAAGAACTTATGGGATATAAAATACGAACCATGGAGGAAGTCAAATCAGGAAGACCCAATATTGTTTGTGTTGCAACCAAAAGACAACTGGAGTATGAACAATTTAGATCCTGTTGAGTGGTTCCACAGTGTGTATGAAAAGATTAGACCCGCAACAGATAGACCGTTTTTGATACGCCCACACCCTAATCACATGGCACACATAGAAGAACGTATCAAAGAATTTCCCGAAGAATGCAAAGTTATAATAGGACAAAAATTCTTCAGCGGTGACGAGAAAAAATATTACAGATTCAATTTCCAGGAAGCAATCGCAAATTGTCATGCAGTCGTGACGCACAATAGTACTGCCAGCATTGACAGTTGTGTGAGAGGAATACCAACATTCGTCACATCTGATTTGGCAATTTGTTGGGACGTTGCAAACAAGGATCTTAATAACATAGAGACTCCTGAGTATCCCGAAAGAGACCAATGGGTGCATGACATTGGGTACAAGCAATGGACGGAAAAAGAAATAAGGGATGGCACAGTGTTCAAAAGATTCAAAGAGAAGTTAGGATTATAATGTGTGGCATATACGGCATAACTGCAAGTGATCAAAAATTTATTAATGATTACATGCATCTCTGTAAACACAGAGGTCCAGACGGTGGGCAAAAAATTGAAATCGTAAACAAGAAATCAGGCAACGCAGTGACGTTGGGTCACAATCTCCTAAGTATAATGGCCGAGCCAGGAAAATCACAACAGCCATGGAGGACACCAAAGTACAACTATCTGGTATACAATGGCGAGATATTCAATTATTATGAACTCAAAGAAAAATATAAAGAGTTCACGGACACCACAGGTTGCGACACCGAACTACTTGCTTGGGGACTAGATAAATTTGGATTATCGTTTATTGACGAAATAGATTCTATGCATGGCTTTGCTTACTATGAAGTTGACAAAGATAGAATAACACTGAGCAGAGATCATGCAGGAGTCAAACCTGTGTACTATGCAGAAATCAGCGAGGGACTAGTATTTGGCTCTGAAATAAAAGGAATGCTAGACAAAGTTCCTAATAGCAGAAAAATAGATAATCTTGCTGTCAGTTTTATGGCAAGAACTGGGATCAATGCTTTACGTAATACTTTCTTTACAGGAATTAAAAAATTACTAGCGGGCGAAACAATAGTGTATGACATAGCCTCTAAAAAAATTATACAAACACACAGAGTCCACATTAGACCCACGAGTAACAAAAAATTCAATGAGGAAGAATTCAGAAAAAAAGTCAAAAAGACAGTAGAAATGTGTTCTATTGGTAGGAGAAAGATTGGTGTATTTTTGAGCGGCGGTCTGGATTCTAGTATAGTAGCATATGAGCTCAAACAATTAAAAGGCGAGGCTAATACATTCACAAACAGGATGGAGCCCAATGTACAAGCAGACGAAGACTATAACAGTGATGCTAATTGTGCCAGCATACTTGCACAACAGAATAATTTCAATCACAAGGAAGTTGTTATAACACCCGAGACGTTTATAGATAATTGGGACGACAGCATATACTATATGGAGCAACCTGTATACAATCCCAGTATGTCAATGTACTGTGCGACAAACAAATTTTTATCAGATAATGAAGTTATTGTTACAATGGCAGGTGACATGGGAGACGAGATACTTGCAGGATATCCAAAATATTGGAAAATGAAAAATCAACCTTGGCTAGAAAAACAAATAGGAAAACAAAAAATAGAAAGTTGGGATGATGTATTAATGCTCTGGTTAAAAAGAATCAAACGTCCGTTGCAGTTAACTGAGAATCCCGTAAGTGACGAAAAACTGATAGACGAATTCCGGAAGTGCTATTCAGGAGAATTATGGAATAGTGAAGACCCGATTGGATCATACATGGCGTTAGATTGTGTTGCACAAGTCCCGGAAGAGATGTTCAGCAGAAATGACAAGTACGGGATGGCATACAGCATGGAAGGACGTTTTCCGTTAGCCACTAAAATGTTCATGCAATATTGTATGAGTATGCACACTGATCTTAAACTAGGTCCTGATAAAAGTGATACAAAGTCTTTTATTAAGAAAGCGTATCTAGGTAAGTTACCAAACGAGATTATTAACAAAATGAAAACCGGATGGACTGTTCCTGTTGGACACTGGCTTTCCACTAGTGCTAGTGCCAAATTAAATAATTTCTACAAAGGCAGGACAGGTGAAAACTCTAAACTGGATGTGGTAAAGGCCAGTCAAAAGGCCGGAAAGGCATTGATCCCAGCGTGGATGGTCAGTGACTGGATTAAAAAATACAGCATGACTAGGTAGATTAAATATCAATATTATGAAAATAAAAGTCATCACATCGTACAAACCCGGAACATGGGAATCATATGCCAAGAAAGGAATAGAGTCAATGGCTGAACAATTTCCAAAAGAAGTTGACATAGTTGTGTATGCTGAGGAACCTAAACCCCATTGTGATCATGAAAGAATAACATGGATCGATCTAAACAGTGCAGAACCGGAACTGTTCAAATTCAAAAATAAACACAAAGATGATCCCGTGGCAAACGGAGAATTACAAGAAATCGAAGGCGGTGTGAGACGCCCTGCCGAACTACAAACCAAAGGAGGCATGGACAAGAACAAAGGCTCTTATCTGTGGGCCGCTGTGAGATTTTCAAACAAAGTGTTCTGTGTTGTGAATGGCGTGCGTAATTCAAAAGATTATGATTACGTGGTGTGGATAGATGCAGACACATTCACATTTAGGCCTGTACCTTTAGATTTTTTTAAAAAATTATTGCCCACAGACACCATGGTAACATACCTAGGCAGAGAGAATCCAAAATTGAACGACGGTGGAAAATATCCTGAATGTGGATTCGTTGGATACAACATGAAACATCCTGAGATACTAAATTTTGTAGATGAATGGGAACAACTGTACGTGACCGACGAAGTGTTCAATCTATTGGAATGGCATGACAGTTACGTGTTCTGGCATCTCACTAAGAAGTACAGGAAAGAAAAAAACATCACAGTCAACGACATAGGATACTGGATAGGTGTGAAAGGACATCATGTGTTCGTCAACAGTGAACTTGGATTGTACATGGACCACATGAAGGGAAAGCGTAAGAAACACGGAACCAGTGGTAGGAACGATCTACGTGCCAACCCAAACGCACCAGCAGATATAATGTCTGTTGACTATTGGAAAAAGGTACCACCATCAATATGAAGATAGAAGCATGGCCCAAACACGGTCCACTGAACAGCAAAACGATCTTTAAAAAATTTATAGAGTCAATACAGAAGGCCGGTGACGAAGTAATAGTCAACAGGGAAACCAACGCGGACGTGGCAGTGATATGGAGTGTGCTGTGGAGAGGCCGGATGCAAAGTTATAAAAGTGTGTGGGATCGATACAGGAAACAAGGAAAACCAGTCATAGTGATAGAAGTGGGCGGATTGCGTAGGAATCTCAGTTTCAAGATTGGAATAAATGGCATCAACAGAGATGCCGACTTTGCCAATGAAAAGTTTGACGAAAAACGTTGGCCTTTGTTCAAGCACGAACTAAGACCATGGAATCCCACAGGTGACCTCATTGTGATATGCGGACAACATGATGCATCAGAACAGTGGAAGGGACTGCCAAAGATGTCACAATGGATTGAACAACAGATAAAAGAAATTCGCAAGTACACCACAAGGCCCATACTAGTGAGACCTCATCCTAGAAACGTAATTACATTTGATGAGGACAAATTTAAGAATGTCAAGGTGAGATTACCAAAGAGAGATTATAGGACATATGATGACACAGATTTCAAAGTCACACTGGAAAGAACATGGGCTGTGATCAATCATTCCAGTAACCCGGCTATGGAAGCAGTGATAAAAGGTATACCTGTGTTCGTATCAGAATCCAGCCTGTGCCACGATGTCGGGAACATCAAATTAATGGACATCAACACACCGGCCATGCCCAACAGGCTGACCTGGGCCAACAAACTGGCATACACGGAATGGTTCGAGGACGAGATCGAAAAGGGACTGCCATGGGCTAGAATAAAAGCAAGACTTGAGGAGAAATATCTAAGATGAACCATAAACCGGATATCACATCAATAGATAATTTAAAGTATATGTGGGAACTTTGTAGTCACCATTGGCAATCAACATGGGCAGATTATCAAAATCTATTTGAAGGGAAAACATGTGTTGACATAGGAATATGGAAAGGGTTGTTGAATGCTAAGGCAGAGAAACAGTTAAATTGCAAAACAAAAATAGGGGTGGAGCCCAGTTTCACACATCGTGCGGATTGTAAAAAAATCAATCCTCATACCAAACTTTACCCTTCTATAGATGATTTACCAGATGGTATATTCACGGACATCATACTGTTGCACGGAGTGATTTGGCTGATGGACAACTGGACACAAGAAATAAAAACTTTATTATCAAAGGTCAATTGCAAACACGTACATATTCGCAGTCCAAATCATGATACATATCCGATAAAAATGGAAAATGAACCCGATGACTATAGAAATTTTACCAAAAAAAAAATGAAATACTATAATGGTCCAACAATAAACGATATTGTTGAATTTTTTAGTACAGAAAATTATAGTGTAATAGATCGAAAGGAAACAAATGTAAATAGCACGATCGTGGTGTTTGAAAAAAAAATATGAAAACTATAAACATCGGCAAAAAAGGAATTGAACCTATCCAATGGGAAAAATACAAGGGCGAAGACGTATGCGTGAATACTACAATCAAGCAAGGCAAACGTTTCCGAGACATCCGATTTTATGAAGACAAAGTCAAAGCGGTGCCTCGAGGCAACGCTTATGTTATAGGCAATGGTCCTTCACGTAAGGAATTTGATCTTACAAAACTAAAGGCCACTGGACAGACTTATGGGTGCAATGCACTTTATAGGGATTTCATGCCGGACTTCATATTCTCTGTGGACACAAAGATGTCAATGCAGATGGTGGAGGACGAAGTGGGTTTGAAGACCGTACACTACGGACCAGCACTGGAAGTAAACAGGAAACAGAGCAAGGGCATGATACATCTCATACCACACAACCCACACTGGATATCGGGCAACGCCGCTTTCTGGACTGCGGGCGTACATGGACACAAAAACATCTACCTGATAGGATTTGATTTCAGAGAGTACGGCAAAGGAGAACTAAACAACATATATCAAGGAACAGATTGTTATGGTGAACGTAACGATGACAAAATATTTGAAGGATGGTTGAAACAGTTCAGAGACATGCTGAAGATGAGACCTTATGTTAACTACACAATAGTTCATGACAATCCACCCGAATACCTTAATCATCTACAGACAGGCACGGACTTAGGCAACAGTCGACTTATAACTTACGCTGAATTTGAAAAGGAATTAACACCTAGTTAGGCCTAGGCCTGCTAGTTTAAATTTGCTTCTCCATGCAAAGAAATTTGCATTGTGATTAGAATAAGGGTCTTTCAGCCAAGACATCTGATAAAGATGTACCATTTCGTGTGCAAGAGTCTCAATAAAATCTTTCCAAGTAGGAAACTTGCAATGAATTTCAATGTAATGAAACACTTCAGTTTTATCGTAAGGAATAATTCTTTGATCAAAAGTACCTTTTCTGCATTTTCTATTATCCCAGTCGGCCACGCATCTGCCCCAATCCTTGTGTAATTTTTTAATATGAATTGGAACTCTTGGTAATCTACTATTAAACAATCCTCTGTTTATTACACCAAACCAATGATAGGCTTGTTGCTCCGTGGGTCTGAAACCGACTTTGTTTTTATACCTAATGGCAGTATTTTCCAACTTTACTTTAAGTTGTTTTCTAACATTAACGCTTTTATTTTTGTACTTTTTCATGGTTGACTATATTACCAATTATGCTATAATATACTAATAATTACCTAAAATATCATGGATAAAATGCACACAGATTTGCCAAAAACTATTAACGAAGCACTCAAAATACTAGCATATAATGATTATTTTTGGGCAAATCCTAGCATGATAGGAAATACAGCCGTAATCAAGCCACACCCCAAAGACTACGAAACTGTGAGATCTCTAGCAGAGTCACAATATGCCTGGACAGAGAAACAGGCCAGACTAGCATTGGTCATACTCAAAAGATATCTGACCAAATTCCAAGCATACGGTATGGACATTAAGAATTTACTAGACAATCCACAATATGAAGATGACTTCCGTGTGATCAGTTTTGACAAGGTCATTGAGAAGTACACAGACGACGATAATATTGACAGGATAGAGATGAGATTTCCGTATCACAAAAAAGTGATACAATTGATACGTTGCATGAAAGACAAACGTGGCTTGCCAGGAATGTATGCCTTGTATGACGGTGAGAAAAAGAAATGGACATTCCAACACAGTGATGTCACTGCCTACTATCTCACACTGATCGCTGTGAGATATGATTTCAAGTTCACGGACGACAGCCTACTGAATGACTACGAAGAAATAAAAAAACAAGTGATAGGACATCGTAAACCTTCAGCAAGATTGATAGCCGGTGAGGTTGTGTTAGATAATGCTCCTGAGTCACTACAGGAATATTGGAACGCGAATCTTAGAAACAAGACAGCACTGGCACAAGTTGATTCGTTGAAGAACTTCAACATATCAACCAAAGGGATCAATGTGCCAACGGAGACCATGGTAGGTCACAAGATAGCACATAACAATTATCACAAGTTATGGATAGACTCCAAAGGATTCAGCAAGAACGAAGTGGTAAAAGGTCTTATTGAATTAGACTGTTTCCCGTTGATCATGCCCGTGAGTGGTGACATACACATGGAAGAGGATGTCAAGGAATTCTGGGAATGGATGAATGCGTTTAAGGCACATGGTGTTGACCTATTGAATGAATGCAGTTGGGGATTCGATGTCAAAGAACCTATCTACAAGAAGGACCTAGACCGTTTCAACAGTGACAGGACCTATCTTTTAGACAACCAAAAATCACAAGAGTTCTTTGAGAACCTATACGAACTACACCAAATGAGTAAACAGTTCAAATTGATAAACGATAATACCAAAATAATATTTGTGCGTAATAGAATACCAAGGGCAATGATCAAGAGCAAGGTCAAACCACAAGCGTCATTGGTAGCATTGGGTGGTGGTTATTATGCCACTGGCACAGACAACCTGAAAAGAATGCTTGAAAATCTTCCAAAAAAGTTGTATTATAGTGATCACCAACCGAGTAGTTGGGATTGGCATGATCACATAATAGTAAAACTTTAGAATGAGCAGTTGTAAATTAG